CAATACGCAAAAGAAAAGAGAATAGATTATATAATCGGCGTTAACATTGCTCTTTCGTATATGTTAGGCTCTTACATTGGAGCGAAATATCATAAACAATTTACTGAAAAATTATTAAAAAACATCACCGCAACTATTTTATTATTTCTCTCCATGTATATGTTTTATAATGCGTCTAGGGTCAAATCATCATAAAATTTCAAATCATCATAAAATTCAAATCATCATAATCATCATTTTATATAATATAATTTTATGTATACTATATAAAATGCTAGAAGCGGATATTACAAAAATATACAATAAAGTAAAACCTATGCATAGCGGAAAAAATGCCGATTATATACCCGAATTAAAGAAAGTAAATCCCAATTTATATGCGATTTCAATTTATACCATCGAGGGTTATAGTTACAATATAGGTGATTTTAATACCGAGTTTGCGATTGAATCCTGTTCGAAAATTTTTACATTGGCATTAGCCTTAGAAAAATATGGCATTAAAACATTACAAAGTAAAATAGGCGAATTAAAAGCCTTTGATAAATTCAATTCAATCAACGAAATATTAGAACGAAAACACACATTAAATTCATTCAGTAATGGCGGCGCCATGGCCACAACCAGTTTACTTTATGAGAAAAATCAAAAAAAATTTGAGAGAAACATCATTGATAATATGAACAAATTTGCTGGAAGAAAATTAAACATGGATAACAACATTTATTTATCAGAATTTAGTCACGTTGACCATAATTTATCCATTGCCTATTTATTAAAATCAATCAACCGCTTTTATGGAGATGTGCAAGAAACGGTTGATGTCTATACGCGTCAATGTTCCGTGCGAACAACAACACAAGATTTGGCTATTATGGCCGCAACCTTAGCCAATAAAGGGCTCAATCCCAAAACGAATAAACAAGTCATTCACCCAAAATATATTTCATATATCTTAAAACATATGGAAGACAATGGCCTATACGAAGAAAGCGATGATATAATAAAAACTATCGGGTTTCCTGCGAAAAGTGGTGTGAGCGGGTCATTATTAGTTGTTATTCCTGGCGTTATGGGTATTGGAATATACTCACCACCCTTGAACAAATATGGCAATAGTGTGAAAGGCATAAAAACGATGAAATTAATGGCAAAATTATATAGAAACCGGAAAAATTAATCTGAATTCATTTATTCAATTCTAAAATAGTGTCCAAATAACACCATCTGCTTAAATTTTGATTTTCATTATAACATTCAATCAGGAGCTGGCCATTTTCTTCCTTATTCACATGTGGATTAATTAAACACCACCCGGATTCAATGTCACCGTTCGACCGCTTAATTTTTAAATCAGTGCGGTCTTTCAAATGTTTGGCTGGGCCGTAGGCGTGGTGCGTCCGCCAGAATTCGACCGCGGCTTTCATTTTCTCTCTACAGTTCCGACACGACATGTATCCCAATCTGTCGGCTAAGGACACATGCGTCACATAGGTTTCGCCTTGCGGCTCCGCGCAAAACATACACCCCAGCTGCAGAAAAACCAAGCGGCGGGGATAGATTTCGTTATCATTCATTCTATTTAAACACACTTAAGCTTTAATATTTATTATATACCATATATTCGTAAACCATATATTCGTAAACAATATAAATCGTTCTCGTCTTTATAAAATAGAGATGCCGCAATTAATTCAAGGTCATGTACGCTTTACGGAGGAGGATTTTCTATTGACGGATTTCCATGAATTAGCTGCAGAACAAGCAAACAAAACATCGCATGCTAAGCTCGCCGCATCATTACAATCAAATGGGGAACAATTGGGCTACATGAAAGAGCCTTTTATTCTTGACTATTTTGATACCACCCAAAATATTAAAAAAATATTGGCCGATTCATTGTCCGTCATTGCCAGCCTTGCGCATAAGGAAGGTTATACCTTGACAGAGCTTATGCGTTAGCCAGTAATTTTTTCATATATATTTTTTAATTTCTTTCTATTCAAGACCATAAGACATAAAGCAAATAAAATACCGCTACCATATAAATAATATATGTTATTATCGCTTAGCATATCATTTTTCTCTCCTGATATGGTTTCCCTATAACGTTTATTTCTTTTTAAATCAGAATAACAAAAAGTCGTAAATTTACGCCCAAAAAAACATTTACTTTTAATTAAATAATTCAATTCTTGTTGAGATATTGAATTATAATTTTTTAAACTCTTTAAAGAAGGATATTTGTACGTCATGCCTTCCCAATTGGTAAAGGTAGTTGCGTCATTGGCGGCATTATGAGTAATAATGAGTTCCGAGTGTAAATCACTGAAAGTGAGATAAGATATATAACAAATCTCATCAGCCGCATAGACGTTTTTAAACCAGACCATATATTCGGTCTGCGTTACGAGGAGATTGGCGTGCTTCTTATTTAAAATACACCATTGCGATGCCTTTTGAATGTATTGTTCAACGACATATCTTAAAGCAGAATCGCATCGAGGAAAACATTGTTCTTGGGGCATTAGATTAAAATAAGAATATTCGGTATTTAGTTTATCATAGACTGTATCAAACGATTTCAACGGAATACATGAGTTGGACACAAAAATAAAATGTTCATTATTCGGGTCCTTCAAGGCTTCGGTCAATAATACATTTTGTGCTTCGACGAGAGATATGTCTCCATATTTGGTTGCGATACAATTGGTGAGTTTATATTTTTCTAAATACAATAATGGTCTATTTCTTTTATAATGTATATAAATCGTATATTTATTTTTATCTACATTTTTAAAAAAGAGTTCCCATAAATCTTCATTATTTATGGTGTCATAGACCAAAAAACAAAAGGCAATTTTTTTCATATTTTCTATGCTCATATTTTCTATGCTCATATTTTCTATGCTCATATTTATTGTACATATATTAAAGGGTTTAAAACTGTTTCAAATAACTTCATATAATGAATACTATAACCACGAATACTATAACAACGAATACTATAACCACGAATACTATAACCCCCTATCATCCCGAAATAAATGAAAAATTAAATTTCTTTTTAAAAACCGGAAAAATACCGAATATTATTTTTCACGGGGCCAGCGGGAGCGGCAAGCGCACGATTGTTCATCATTTTATTACCAACATTTACCATGGCAACAAAGAATTAATTAAAAATTACGTCATGTATGTCAATTGTGCACACGGCAAAGGCATCAAATTTGTTCGCGATGAATTGAAATTTTTTGCGAAAACTCATGTTAATGTCGACGGTGCGGGTAATTTTAAAATCATCGTCTTATCCAATGCCGACGAATTAACCATTGATGCGCAATCCGCTTTGCGGCGATGTATCGAATTATTTAGCCATACTACGCGGTTTTTTATTATCGTGCAAGACAAATACAAATTATTGAAACCGATTTTATCGCGTCTATGCGAAATATTTGTCTACGAACCCACCATAAATGGGGTAAAGGTGAATCTGCACAAACATAATATACAATCAACCTTTCGGGTGTCTGACACGAATGAAAAGAAAATGTATAAATGGTTTGATAAAATTTTTCATCCATTACAAACAATCGCCGATAAAACATGCGATTATCAAGAGCTAATGGAATTAGCCATCGTATTATACGAGAAAGGTTATAGTGGCCTAGATTTGATGAGCTATATCGAACAAAATAAATCTATCCCTGATTTGAAAAAATATCAAATGCTGCTCGTCTTTAACAAGATTAAAAAAGAGTTTCGCAATGAAAAACTCTTTATTCTCTTTATCCTGAATTTTATGTTACGTTCTGAATATGATTTAGAAAATATATCATTTATGTAAAATGGATGATTTTTCGGTCACGAGTTTAAGTGAATCCAAAAACGAATGGTGTGCTCGTTTATTAAATATTCTCACACCGACCATCACACAGGGGGTTAAATCGATTTTTGATGAGGCGTTAAAATTGTGTCAAGACAATAAAGAATCCGATAAATATCTCATGACTTTTCAGAATTTCTTGACGCGCGTGCCGAAATGGAATCAAACCATCATCGATACCGAAAAAGCCCGTATTATTGAATCCTCTGGTTGTACTTATTTAGAAGAACTGGTGACCTGTGTCCATATTATTCAATTGAAAGCTCTCACGTGCGTGCGGGTGGGCAGCAAACAGAAAAAAATCGATATTGATGTACCGTCGATTAGCGATTTTATTCATAAGATTTATATCCATGTCGCCCGTAAAATCTATACCAATATTTATTTATTTGAGAGAAATATTGCCCCCTTACAGACGCAAAAAAACAATCGCGAAATTGAAATTATCATTAAGGAATGTATTTTAAACGCCATCCGAGACAGCGTACCCGTCGAACATATTTTGCGGGCCTATATGGATGAGACCGAGGAGCAAGACGTGGAAGTCAAAGAAGTAGAAGAACCGTTACCGGATGTTGTTGAGCCAGAAAAGGCAAAAGAGGAAGAAAAAACGAATACGGCTTTGGCGAAAGAAAAAATAGAAGAATATAAACAAACAACAAGCTTTGGCGGTTCAGGCGAGACCGAGGCTGGCAAAATCAGTTTTGCTGATGAGGATATGGCGGTGGATATCAAGGGCAATACATCAATTGTTAATGCGCCCAAGGATGAGAACATTTTAGAAGAGTTGGAAAAAACAAGGGCTTTGACCCAAAGTATGATGGAAGACGATGATGAAGAAGAACGGTTAACGATAGGGGATAATGTTAACTTGGATATTATTGATATCAATGATTTGAATAAAGCGGCAACGATTGATTTGAAACCGCCAGTGTTGGATTTTGAGGTGCTCCTATAAGGGGGTATCCCCCCTACGACCCCCCTTAGCCAAGCATTAAACGCAGTGTCGTAGGGCAGAGCCCCATATTAATGCTCCGCTTAGGGGGGATATCCCCTTATGTGGGGGGTGTGGGGGGTGTCCCCCCATGCGTTTAGCAATCGCAACATTAAGTCGTTATTATAATATATGGAAAAATATATTATTCACTCGGGTATCATTGCTTTCATCTATCTCTTGATGAAATTTGTCGAAATGCGCATTACGAAAAATGAAAAGAAACCCATAAAAGAACTTATTCGTGATACGCTTATCGTGTATTTAAGCGCCATGGTTGGTTTATACATTATTAATGAATTTATGCCTGAGCGCTCTATTGTAAAAACCGTAACGAATGTATTCACAGATGCCCCAGGGTTTTAATTTACCGTGTCCGCCCCTTTTATAACGGGGGCGTGCTTGCGGGCAGAGCCCCTTTTATAACGGGGGCGTGCTTGCGAAGCGGCGGGCAGAGCCCCCAAACGAAAGTGAACTCCAAAAACACGGGGGCGTGGGGGTGTCCCCCATAAAATTGAAATGCTTTTTCATCTAGTATTGTATTGTAACTCCAAACCAAAGAACCAAACCGTTAAAATGTCTTTTCAAGTCAACCAGTCTCTTTCGTTAATGATTCCGCGCGTTTTCGTCCAGTGGACGGACGAGCAAACTATCATTGATATTTTCCATCAGCAACATATCGGCCGCGTTTTTAAAGTAAACGTCATTCGCATGCCCGACCACAAAAAGCGCAGCTACCCCATTTACCAAGCCTTCGTTTATTTCAGCGCCTGGTACAATACCGAAATTGCGTACAATTTTCAGCAACGCATTTTCGGCCCAAAAAAACAAGCTCGCGTCGTTTACGATGACCCGTGGTATTGGGTCGTCTTTGAAAATAAAAAACGCAGTTTAAGCAATAACGACAAACGTATGATTCGGCTCGGATACCAAGTCTACGTCAACGAGCAGCGCATCGAACATTTAACCGACCGCATTTATGAATTGGAAGTGGCGAAGACGCCTGTCATCGAAACGGGTGATGCTTGGCCGACGACCGATGATGCTTGGAAGGGTTCAGTTGCTGCTTCGTGGTGCGACGTCCCTGAAGGTCCCACTTGGGCACCCGAGCCAGAGCCTAAAGCTAAGCCGGCGTTCAATGTTAATGCTGCGCCATTTGTCATGCCTATTGCCAAAGCTCAAGCCAAAGCTATGCCCGAGGCTCGTCTGACGTTCAAAAACTTATCCGAGGCGTTTGTCATGAAGACGCTCGGCGATGAATTGAACTTGACCGAAACTGCCATCAGCGTTGCCGAAGCCGCCCTTGCCGAAGATGCTGAAGAGACGAGCGCTGAATGGAACATGACCGAAACCGCCTTCAATGTCGCCGAAACCGCCCTTGCCGAAGATGTCGAAGAGATGACCGCCGAATTGAACTTGTCCGAAACTGCCATCAGCGTCGCCGAAGCCGCCCTCAATGACTATTTGGCGGGAATCGAGCAAGCGAACCACGACAAGCAAGACAAATGGGAAGAGCAAAAAGATGAAGAAGATGAAATGTATTGTTGCCGTTCATGCGAGTTCAATGGGCGTGATAACGACTACTCGCATAACTACTATTATTGAGAGCGACGAAGAATAAATTATAAGAAAAAAATAAAAAGTTTCTGCGGAACTTTTTTATTTTTTTTACATCACATAGACTGGTTTCACATAGGCTGGTTTCACATAGACTGGTTTCACATAGGCTGGTTTCACATAGACTGGTTTCACATAGGCTGGTTTCACATATAACACGGAATCGCATCTAAATCCATCACCTCCGTTATTTTTTTCATCACCTCTTTCTTCGGCACAATGAATTTATCAAAATAAGGATTACTCAACACACTTATAGGCACATGTTTATTCGCCGTGCGCGCAATCATCTTGTACAATTTGAAATCCGGATACCGTTCATCCCCATTCTTTTTATAGAGAATATTTCGCCCTTTATCATCTTTCACCCACTCCAGCATAATTTGGACGATTTTAGATTTAGGTTCATCCATTAAATAATCGTACAAAGCGCAGCCGAGCCGGCACAAATCAAAGCCAACATTCGGGTCTAAGCGTAGTTTTTTATCATTGAAATACGGTTCGCAATTGTATTGGGTTGCTGCGTCGCCTTCCGGGTGATAACTATCACTACATAAGACTTGTCCGCGGAATTTATAAATCGCCCGTCCATAATCAATAATCTTGAATAATTTACCAAAGGTCGGTACCTTGTAATAGACATGATTTAATTTGTAATAAAGGAATTTTTTCTCTGTTTCCACGTACATGACATTATTGGTGTGTAGGTCATTGTGCGTTAAACCAAACGCATTTTGAAACGTAATTAAACTGAATAAAATTTGCATAACAATCGAATCCCACATATCCGTCGTAATTTTGCCGTGCGCCATAAATTCATCCAAGGTGCTTTCGCAATGTTCCAAGGCAATCACCTGTACCGGAAATTTCTTTATTTTGGCGATAAGCATTTCTTCATCATCTAATTCGCTCCCCTCTTCGTCAGTCTCTTCTGATTCTTCTTCGCTTTCGCCTCCTTCTTCTGCTCCTGATTCTTCTGCTTCTTCTGCTTCTGCTTCGCTTGCGCTTGCTCCCTCTGATGTATTCGACGTACGGGAAGAACAAGAACTATGAGTAGACTTGGTTTGAGCTTTTTCAGGCATATCTAGCAAATTTATGTTCACTACTTCCAAATCCGCCAATACATTCGTCACCCCTAAAATTGTATCCAATTCATTTAAATCCGTAATATCAGCCAGCTCTATTATTGTTTTATGGTCTCCTTCCCCACCCGACGCAATATTTAATTTTTTCTTATAATTGCGTGTATCACTGTTCATATCTGCTAACCCATTCTCTTCTAATTCATATAAAATTTTATCATTCTTCCGGAAAAACCCTGAATCATTTAAATACTCAATATCGTCAATAATATTGATGCGAAAATCGGATTTCAAAGCCAAAAAAGACCCATAAAAATCCATACCATGAATGAAGCCGTGGTCATGCAATAGCTTACTGGAGAGATAAGTAAAAAAACTATCAACATACGCCGAATTATTGTAATCTCTCGCTTTAGGATTACATAGGGTCGATTCAAACGCAGGTAAGTTTAGCAAAGTTGTATCCGTCATATCATATTTTCCCAGTAAATATTTAATGGGGTCCAGCAAAGGGCTGAATTTTAAATAAACCTTTCTTACTTCTTTTTTATCAGCTGCTTTAACCCGACATTTATATATATTATTCGTTTCCTCTGCTAAAATTTCCTGTAATTTCCATGTGTGGTTCATCGTAATCGTATTGTTGTTGGTTTTATTAAGAGCAAAATAGGCATTATAAAGAGGTATATAGTTTTGCGCTTCAAGAATACCGAAAGCCGGATTTTCTTCTAAACTTTTGAATAGTTTGCGATTATCCTCTTTTTGATAAGTAAAATCCATTTTACCTGTAACGTCCATTATTAGTTGTAATATATATAAAATATTAGTTTTTTAACTTATTCCATTTATAACTTATTCCATTTATAACTTATTCCATTTATAACTTATTCTATTTATAACTTATTCCATTTATAAATTATTCCATTTATACCATATAAAAAGTATGCGGTCATTCAATTTCTTTAATATCTATTAAATAGTAATGACGTTGGAATTGAAAAAATTTGATATGCGACATATTAGCTTCAAGCCCGATGAAAATAAAGGGCCGGTCGTTGTCTTAATTGGTCGGCGTGATACCGGTAAAAGTTATTTAGTGAGAGATTTATTATTTCATCACCAAGATATTCCCATCGGAACCGTCATCTCCGGTACAGAAGCCGGCAATGGGTTTTATAGTGCTCACGTGCCCAAACTTTTTATTCACGAAGAATACAATACCTCGATTATTGAGAATATCCTGAAGAGGCAAAAGACGGTTCTAAAACAAGTGAAAAAAGAACTGGAACAATTTCGCAAGTGCAATATTGACCCGCGGGCTTTTGTTATCCTCGATGATTGTCTCTACGACGCAACCTGGACACGCGACAAGATGATGCGTTTGCTTTTTATGAATGGGCGTCACTGGAAAATTATGCTCATCATTACGATGCAGTATCCTTTAGGTATTCCGCCGAATCTGCGGACCAACATTGATTACGTGTTTATTTTGCGTGAGCCTTATATCGCAAATAGGAAACGCATTTGGGAGAATTATGCGGGTATGTTCCCAACCTTTGAATCTTTTACGCAAGTCATGGACCAATGTACCGAAAATTTCGAATGCCTGGTCATCAACAACAACTCCAAATCCAATAAACTCCACGACCAGATTTTCTGGTACAAGGCCGAACATCATGCGGATTTCAAGCTGGGGTCCAAAGAATTCTGGGAATTGTCCAAAGATTTACAATCGGATGACGAAGATGCGGCTTATGACCCGGGGAATGTGAAGAAGCGTGGAGCCGGGCCGAAAATTAGTGTGAAGAAGACGACCAAATGGTAAAAATATATTTATATATATATGGCAAATTATGCTTGTAAAATAGATTCTGGAGCCAATGCGTGTGTTTTTGATGATGATTTATCCTATGGTTGTGTTACAAGTGAATCAACTAAAAACTATAAAACAAAAATTATAGACAAAGAAACGGGGGAAAGAGAAATAGAAAAAATGAAAAAGATAGATGAAATAATGAAAGAGAATAAAGATAATAAATATTATATAGGAAACCCTATTGTTTGCGAAAATAATGAGGCATTAAAAAATAAATGCCGTCAGTGTACGAAATATAATAATGATTGTGATGAAAGTATGGGAATTGATTATGAAAACGGTGGCGTTTCGTTAGATCAATTTATTAAAAATCTTCAATTTGATGAAAAGGGTCAATTTAATAAAGATTTCAATATAGATTACAATAAATTATTAAATCATTTTTTAAATATTTTTGAAGCGGTTGCTATTTTAAATAAACACTTTATATATCATTCTGATATTAAACCACAAAATATAGTTGTGAACGACCAATATCAGTGTAGATTAATAGATATGGGTGATAGTCCGGTGTATAAAAATATTGATGATATTGTTATTTCCGCATCATGTGGAACAATACCATATTTTCCGCCAGAAAAAATGCCTTTACCTGGATTTTATATTAAACCACCATTAACTGATATTTTAAAATATCATGAATCTAGTGATGAATGGATACTTGAAATTGGAACACATACAGAAACAAAAAAACAAAGTTATTATAAAGGACTAAAAGAAGATAAGAAAATAGGTATATCTAAAACTGATGTTTGGGCACTAGGTCTAACTCTTTATTACATTTACATTGAGTTGAAAGAATATGTACTTGGTGATGTTTTAAAAACGATGATACAGATGGATAACAGTAAATTTGTTGGTATCTTTAATAGTTTGAAGACAACTGATGAAGAGGGAGAAGGGTTTACTGATGAAGATATTTATAATGCTATTGTTACAACAGGTACATTTAAAGAATTCTTTGAAGAGGACTCATCTTTTTTGGATACACCGATGAAGAACATGATGGAAGAACACACGTTTGCAGTTATTTTAAAAGAGTTACCTAACGTTATTTCGCAACTACTGGTATTAGATGTTATAAAACGGCCTTCGTCCAGTGATGCTGTGCTTATTTATCAAGATTTTTTAAAAAAAATTGGACCGATGTCCGTTACGTCTGAAAAAAGGTCATCATCACACAAGTCGGCAAAAAGTCATAGAAGTCATTCAAGTGTGGGTGGTAAAAGATATACACGGAAAAATAAAAAAACGTATAAGAGAAAATATAAGAAAACAATGCGTAAGGCTAAAACAACGCGTAAGGGTAAAACAATGCGTAAGGGTAAAACAATGCGTAAGGGTAAAACAACACGTAAGGGCAAAACAACACGCCGAAGATAATAATAAATTAATATAAATATACGCATCTATTTATATTAAAATGAAC